CTGCGTGACATAGAAAACAAAAGCAGTATTTGCCAGAAAGGAGCTGTTTCTATTGTGTGTTATACAATTCCCGCTACAATGTATAACATACAATTCACATCGACGTAAGATGGTTGCCGATAATGAATTCAAGAGGACGACGCGCTGATTTTGGAGAACGAAAAACAGTCGTATCCGTCAGCATAACGCCGACGCTTCGAAAGTTTTTTGCCGAGACCTGCGAGTCAGCCAGTCATGAAATCGAGCGATCAGTCAGAAGCACAATTAAATTCATAGAGTGGGAAAGAAAGCAAAATGAAGACGTCGCAAAATCCGCTGCTCAAAGCGAAAAATAACCCAGTGTTCCCGCTCGATTCGATCGAAGCTCCGACGATTCGCGTAGCGAAAAACACACACAAGCGAGAGATTCGTGATCTTCGCCGCAAGGAAACAGCCGCCGCCGCAATTGAGGGATTCAACAAGGAGATTGAAATCTATGGATTTACAAAAGGGCAGTTTTCTATCATCGACATTATTGAGGCTGTGCTGGAAATCACCGGACCTGCACACCTAACAGTATCGACATGGACGGCAGCCACAACTGACGTTTCGACTGTTATTGAGTTTGTTCAGGCTCAGATGTGCAGTTCTTCGAGATGGCTTGTGGATTACACATTTCAGCAGAGATCACCTGAACTCGCCAAGCGAATCCGAGACGTGTTCGGAGCCGATTCAATTCGTGTCGGCAAAAATCACGCAAAGTTCTTCATGCTGCAGAATGATGAGTGGGACGTTATTTGCCCAACGTCGATGAACCTCAATTTCAATCCGCGTTTCGAAAACTTTATGCTCCGGAACGATCCGGACATGTGCAAATTCCACCAAGTGATTTTCGATGAAATATGGCTGAATCAGAAACCAAGTCTGGCGATGGCGAGAGCGGGAGTAATCGAGAAGCACTTTGCCTTCGAGATGTGAACGCCCAGGCCAATCAGGTTGTCGACTGGATGCTGCAAGGCGCTAGCGGTGCGCAAATCATTGAGGCAATTAGTGAAAAGTTTCCAGACACTAAGCCTGGAGACCTTCTGCGGGTTGCTGGCGAGCACTTTGAGAAAATCGCAAATGCCGACACGCGACTTATTCGCGGATGGTGCTATGAGGCGACGAGGGATCTGTACCGAAGGATGCTGGAGGTAGGCGACTATGCAAATGCGCTTCGGGCCGTTAAGCAGCTTCGCGACTTTACAAAGTGACCTGCATGTTTTTTGCCGATGCGGAAACAATTTCAACAACAACAACCTACGCACAGCGTAGACGAGAGCAATCCGCCGAGGCAAATCGGCGTCGTCGAAAAAGTGAGGCAACTGTAATCATTCCGCCGCTTACCGACCAGGAGCGAAAGCGGCGAGACGAATTAGAAGCGGACAATGAGGCATGGATTTGGGAAATGTGCGGGCCAAAATCAGGCTTACTTGAGCCATTTACCCGTGCGTTCACGCAACAGCAGGCTGATATGATTCACGAGTTCGCGGAATCGTTGCGGCATGGTGGCGACTCCCTTCTGCTTGCCAGTCGAGGCGAAGGCAAAACGAGTTACCTCCGCTGCATGGTTTGGAAATCCATCGCGACGGGCGTGATCGACTTCATCGCGTTTGTTTCAGCAACAGGACCGAGTGCGGTTGATAGCGCAAATGCAATCAAAGATATGATGATTCGATCGGAAACATTCGCACAATATTATCCGGAAATTTCAGTGCCGGCTCGGCGAGTTGGGTCGACGCCGCAGCTTGCCAATCAGATGCACGCTTCCGGATTCCGTCACGACAACGGCAAAGAATATTCTCAAGAGCCAATCAAGTTCAGCTGGACAATCGACGAAATTGATATGCCAGCGGTTCCAGGTTCGCCTTCCTCTCGCGTAATGCTCAGATTTCGCGGTGCCGATTCGCCAATTCGCGGGCTAAACATTTTCGGCCGTCGTCCGAAAGCCGTGGCGATCGATGACCTTGACACTCCGGACACGACTGGCAATCCGGACGTTGCCAAAAAGGTAATCGACCGCGTCAATCTGGATATTGGCGGGCTTGGAACGCAGACGCAGCCGCTCGCCCGAATCATGCTGGCAACACTGCCCAAATCAGGCGTCGGGGTTGCGCACCACTTCGCGGAAAAGGGACACCCGTTTGTTGTTCGGCGGTTTCGATATCTCATGGAAAAGCCCGACAGATTTGACATGTGGATGGAGTACGTGAAGCTGCGGCAAAAAGGCAAACAGCAGGGCGACAAATACGGCCGCAGGGCTCATCAGTTCTATCTGAGCAACAAGCAGGCCATGGACGCAGGCCACAAGGTATCGAACGAAGGCCGGTTCAAGCCGCAGAAACTTGACGACGGCACACAATTGCAGGTTTCGGCACTGCAAAACTACTTCGACGAATGGGCTGACAAGGGGGAAATGTTTTGCCGATGCGAACTGGACAACGAAACGATCACGAATGAGGAAGTGATTGAATCGAAGCTCGAGCTGGGCCACGTCATGAACGCGAAATCCGACAGGCCGCGCGGACGGTGCGAAGACTCAACGACCATGATTGTCCGCGGCGTCGACTGCCGAAAGATTGAGCTCCATTTTTCCACCATGGCCAGTGACGCGAAGAAGCGAAATCGTGTCATTGATTACAACGTCCAGAGCCATGGAACCAGCGAAACGACCGTTGAGCAGGCCGAACAACTTGTTTACGAAGGACTCTGCAGGCTGCACGAAGAATGGAAAGCAGAGGGCCACGAAGACAACGAAGGCGGGCTTCACTTCGCGGATCTCACGTTGATCGACAAGGGCTGGATGGGCTCCTGGACAGACGATGGAGAGAAAAAAACCTGGGCAAGCCAGCCGGTGGAGCGATTCTGTACCGAAAAGGGCATTCGCCACTTCCTGCCGGCCAAAGGGCAGCCGTCGTATCGCCAGCCCGATCCGTCCAGGGAGGTGATTATCGGCGACAACTGGCACATCAACCGAGGCAAAGGCCGGGAGCGTATTTGCTCAGAGGTAATCTGGAACGCAGAGCATTGGCATTCTCTGGTCGAGGGCCTGTTCATGACGGCGGAGGATGATCCGCATGGATTTGAGCTGTTCGCGTCTGAGCCGGGCCTGTGGATCAATCACAAGCGACTGGCAGAACACATCCGGGAAGGATCCGCAGACCTTGCAGAGCTTCGGAAGCGGGCGACTAAGACACGAAAGCCTAAGTATCGTCGAGATCACTTCTGGGATTCGTTCGCGATGATGCTTGTGGCTCGTTCGGTCGAAGAGCGATTGAGAGAGATCGAAGCAACACGGAAACCACCCCGCACGCTGGCAGAAATGGCGGCGGGCAAATGAAAGGAAAGCCACCGTTGACACTCGCAGAAATGGCAGCACGATCAGCAGGGGCTGGCGGCCGGTTGGTTTGCCCGAAGTGCGGGTGTGCGGATTTCAAAACGTACAAGACGCAGCAGGGGCACGTCTCGACTTTTCGATACAAAGCCTGCCGACATTGCGGGCACAAGTTGTTGACGCAGCAGCAGCCTGAGCAGATGATCCGAAGCGTGGAAACTGTGGTTGAGGATGTCGAAGATGACGGGGAGGAGAATTTGCTGTGACTTCAGAAGCCGTTTATTCAAGAGCAGAAGTGACGATAGATTTCAGCCGATCTCAGCTGTTAGTGATCGATGTTGCGTTGGTTCGGCTGAAAATTGACGGAACCGGCGACGTTATGGCGTCAAAACGCTTTGAACTCCGCTTGGATAATGACTTGCTGGCGGCGTATCGATTTTCCGAACTAAGCCGCAACATGGAGTATGCGAGCCACGAATACCGAGTAGCGAGCGAACGAAAGCGGCATGTTGATGGCATGATCTACGGAATGGTTGAGGCCGTTCTGGCAATCATGTGCAACGATTCCGGACTGAATAGAGCTGATGTTCGATCGATGTGACATTTCCACACATGGAATCAACACCCACGTAGCATCTTCCGCACTCACCATGACCCGCGCATCATGCGGGCATGGTCAAATCTCCGCAACCTCCTGCAATACTTGATCGACACGGGCGAGCCATCGCACGTACGTCTGGTAAGTCACGTCAGGGGCTCGGTGAATTGTTCGCCTCGCAGTTCAGCGAGATGCAGAACCGCCGCAAGATCGCAGCCACTTACGACGCTGCTGGATCATCCGACGATTTCAAAAACTATTGGGCTCCCGCAGACGCACTTGATGCTGATTCGGCCAACTCATTCGCAGTCCGAAACACGCTTGTAAAGCGGTCTCGTTATGACGTCGCGAACAACGGCTACTCAGACGGCATCGCCCAAACTTACGCCACAGACCTGATTGGAATCGGCCCGACGCTGCGAATGCAGACCGGCAGCGATGGCTTCAACAGGATGGTTGAACTGGCTTGGTTCAACTGGTGCAAAGAGATTCAGTTTCGCCGCAAATTGTGGTGTTTGGCCCATGCGAAACATCAGGACGGTGAAGGGCTTGGCGTTATTCGCCGCAACGGCAAGCTAAAGCATCGGGTGAAGCTGGACTGGGTATTGCACGAAACCGAGCAATGTCAATCGCCATGGCTTCCTTATGGTGAGGCTGGTCGAATTGACGGCATGCAGTTCGATGAGTTCGGAAATCCAGAGTGGTATGAATTTGTAACGTACCATCCCGGATCGAACCTGACTGGGCTAAATGCTTTCGGCAAGTCCGAAAAGATTCCCGCCAAATTTGTGTCGCATTGGTTCAAGATGCGACGCCCCGGCCAGCATCGCGGAATCCCTGCTTGCACGTCGACTTTGAATCTAGGAGCTGCATCGCGGCGATATCGGGAAGCCACAGTTCAGGCGGCGGAGAACATCGCAAACGTGACGCTGCTTTTGGCGACGGCATTTCCTCCTGACGAAATGGACACCGTTTCGCCAATGTCAACGCTCGACATCGCCAAAGGCATGATGATCGGGATGCCACAGGGCTATGACATGCGGCAGCCAAAAGCCGAACAGCCGACGTCGACGCACAAAGAGTTCGTTGGGTCATTGGTAAGCGAACAGGCTCGACCGATCTCGATGCCATTGAACAAAGCGAAGTGCGATTCATCGTCTTACAACTACGCCTCTGGTCGACTCGATCACCAGACGTATTACGGTCATCTGGATGTTGATCGGGAAGACTGCAACGATTGCGTTCTGGATCCGATTTTTGCGGTTTGGTTCGATCAGGCGGTGATGACGTACGGTTGGCTCGGTGGTAATCCGGATGCACTCAGCGAAGGCGTTAGAGCACACATTTGGGACTGGCCTAAACATCAAGTCGCGGACATCGGCACCGAAGCAGACGCAGCAGACAAGAAACTGAAGAACGGCAGTTCGTCTATCGCAGCAGAACACATCGCGAGCGGACTCGACCCAGAGGATGAGCTTCAGAAAGAAGCCGATTTCTACAGCATCAGCATCGACCAGATGAAGATGATCAAACTGATTCAAAACATGCCTCAACACGTGATTCCGTACGTCGCGACCATGTTCAAACTAGAACCAAACGTGAAGCCAGATCCGTCTGAGCAACCGCCAGCACAACAGCCACAGGAGACGCCATCCAATGGCTAACCACGCAATCATCGGTATTGAATCGACTGTTGAGATCCAGGCGGCCGACGCTGACAAGCCAAAGGGCCCGCGGTCGTTCACGTCAACGATTTACACAGGCGGGCCTGTGCAGGTTGCGGGTTGGGATTTGCCTGTTGTCATCGATTTGGCAGGGCTTAAGACGAGCAAGGTTCTCGTTGCAAATCTCGACCACAAGCAGAACCAGCGAGTCGGAAATTTTGACATCACGAATGACGGTAAAGAATTGAACGCTGCAGGCAAAGCCAGCGCGGCGACTCCATATCGCGACGAAGTCATTAACTCTGCCGACGAGGGCTATCAATGGCAAACGTCGGTGGAAGTGAAACCACAGCGCGTGGAAGAACTGGCCAAAGGTAAGACCGCAATGGTCAACGGCCAAAAAGTTGAAGGCCCTGCGTACATCACGCGCACGGGAACTCTGAAAGGTTTCGCGTTCGTTTCGCATGGTGCGGACGACAACACAACCGCCACGATTGCGGCGTCTGCCGCTTCATCCGCAGGCAAAGGGAAGAAAATGAAAACCGAAGTAAAAGCATGGGCTGAAGCGATGGGCATTGACATCGAAGCCGCATCACCAGAGCAACTGGAAGTCATCGAAGCTAACTACAATGGCAAGGCCAAAATTGCCAAGACGATCAAGGCATCCGATCCGTTCGAAGCTCGCAAGCTCGAAGCACAGCGACGCCAGGAAATGCGAGAATTCGCAGATCGTCAGATTGAGCTGCGATGCTCAGACGTCGACGAAATCGAAGAAGTCGAGAAAATGTACAACCACGCGGTTGAAGCGGGCATGAGCGCTCAGGAATTTCGACTGAAAATGTACGAAGCCTCAACACCAGCTCCTCAGCGGATCACTGGTCGTCAGACTCGCGACGCTCGAATCAGCAACCGTGTGATTGAGGCCGCTATCTGCCAGGCTGGACGACTCGAAGGCCACGAAAAGGCTTTCGACGATCAGACTCTTCAGGCTGCTCACGATCAGTTCAAGGGCAATATTGGCCTGAAGCAACTCCTGTTGCTGGCTGCTGAGCAGAACGGCTACCGTGCGAACTACGCCACGGAAGTGAACATGAGCGTTCAGCGGGCTGCGTTCAACATGCAGGGCAATCGCATGATCAATGCGACTGGCTTCAGCACGCTGGATATCAGCACGGTCCTGTCGAATGTCGCCAATAAGTTCCTCATGGAAGGCTGGAACGCTGTCGACATGACGCCGATGGCAATCGCGCCGGTCAAGAATGTGCG